AACCTAAATCGTAAGCTACTAACATAGAACCACGTTCGCACATACGGTTTACGGCTTCAGGTTGATAGGGTAAAAGCTCTCCCGTAAACATTATGACTCGTCCTCATCATATAGCGTGTCTTCATCTACTGGTGGTAATGGTTTTGAAATAACTTTTTTTTCTGAATCCCAGTTAGGGTGTTCCCAAGGCACTGGTACTGAAACAACACTGTGGCACATAATACATTCTCCATCAGGCCACATTAATCCTATTTCATAATCATCAAACGTTACCCTAATTCTAAATATGTTACTTCCACAATTAAAACAGGTGTGGGTCATAATACCTGACTGGTCTATAGACGTTGGATCGCGATCAAATATAACTTTTGAAACAACAGGGATAAATTCTTCTAGTTCTTCTATAAGTTTAAACAGAGTAGAATCAATCTCTGCATCTAAAATTGTAACATCAGTTTTAAGATCTGATATTAAAGATCTAAGTAATTCAACTTGATTACGAGTATGGGAAATTCTTGTCATCATCATTCCAAAGCGAATCTTCTAAATAGTCAGGTACATTATCTCCATTTTTTACATGTTCAGATAAATGAATAGACATCTGATCTGTACTAGTGGCATAAAAACTTCCACCCTTTAAACAACAGGCTACACACTCTAGTCTATTGTTAGACATAGTTACATAAACGTCTGATGAGTCACTAAATTCTGAATACATTATTGAGGCTTCCACTTAAATGAGTATCCGCATTGCCTGCACTTATAAAACATTATTCCTAAATTCCACTCTTGAGAAACATTAAAGCTTCTGCAAACTGGGCAACGAGGCATTAGATCATTACTTTTACCCTCTATTTGTTCTCTTCCCATAGCCTATACCAATCCACTGATGCTAAGCGAGCAGTGCCTAGCTGTTACCAATCCACTCTCAAACTGCTCTTGAGTCATATCGCCAATGTCCTTTGTATCATCTTCGTAATTATACACATAGTATTCTATACCCGCTTTTCTTGCACGTCGAATTATGTCTTTAAAGGCTTTCTCACCAGCAGTGTCTATAGCTGGGTTATCAAATGCAAAGATCAATGTGTTAGCGGATCGTAGCAAATCTAACTGAGGGTTACTCAGAATTGCTCCATAGATAGCCACCCCTATGTAATAACCCCAGCTAGCCATCTTGACCACGTCTAGGGGAGACTCCACGACCACCATGGTGTCGTGAGACAACAACTGTTGATACCCGAATAGGGAACTAGATTTCTCTATCCCAGCTGGTCTGTTCTTAAAGTAGCGCGAACCTTCTCCTTTTTCCTGCCATCCTAGGAGGATTCCTTCTGGACTTCGTATAGGAAGTACCCACGCATTGTGCGCGTTATCCCACTTAACGTCATAGTCACTACAAGCTTTGGCTGTTATCTGACGAGCCTCGAGGGCCCAGGTGGGAGGCTCGTCATAAACAGCCAAACGGGCCTCACTCATTGGCACTGGCTTGATAGGAGAAATATATGCCTCTTTCAATTCTTCAAGACGCTTGGCAGTTAGTTCAACATCTATTTGAGTGTATTGACGTAACCATTGTTTTGCTTCCTCTGGACTTAACGATAGGACATCGGATATCAGCCCGAATAAAGTTCCTTTATAACCGCAAGAAAAACAATGGTGAACGCCACTGTCTTGGTTAATAGACCAAGATGGATTGTTATCGTACTTGCCCGTTCTCTCAAAATGCATCGGGCAAGTAGATACAACCTCGTTGTTTCGCTCATTGCCAAAGATTTCTAAACGAGCAAGTACTTCAATAACCTCACCATCATTAAACATTTTTAGCTTCCTTACGTCTACGTGTTCTAATTCTTTCACGCATACGTTGAGTTGTGCCACCCCAGATACCTTGTTCGCTTGGATTTGCCAGGGCATATTCCAAACACGGATTTACATCTGGACAAGTATCACATACTTTTTTTGCAACTAAAAATAGTTCCCTGTTACCAGTATCTTCCGGAAAAAATATTTCAGGATCGACACTAGCACATTTAGGATCAGTTAGTCTTGGAAGATCCATCGTGATTTACTCCATGTTGTTTATCAATATCCGCGTGAATCTTGTGAGTCAAGCGTGGTAGTAGATATCTCTTAAATACAATTCCCCAAAGGAATGCAATAAAAAGAAAGTCAAATACTAAGGTTGAGGCAATCTCAGCCAAAGCGTGTGCCGGATCTGTAAACACTGCCCAGAATTCGCTGAACAATGATCCGTGTTCGTGGTCATGCATATTCTTCATCCTCATTGTTAGGGTCGTAGTATGTTTCTCCATAAAAAGAGTGTCCACAAGGAAAAGGTTTTTCACACTCTGTGCAAAGAAATCCGTCCTCGTCTCCAATCCATTCGGTCATGATCCGTACTCCTTAAATTGTCCGTGTTCCCAATCCCATATTAAATCTACTTCGGCAGGTCCGCAATTTCGGCTGGCCACTATCTTCAAAAGCCTAGTGGTGTCGTCCTCTGGATCCTGTCGTTCCAAAGCAAAGATAACATCGGAATCCTGTAAGAAGGATGATGAGTAACCAATGGTGTTTGCTTCCACCTTACCCTTACGCATCTTCCATTCAAGCACCTGTGTAGTAATAACAATTGGTTTTTCTATTCTCATTGCCAAACGTTTTAAAGCACGGGTAATACCTGTCAAAGCTTTAGGGGTGTTAGTCTCTCCGGACTCTTCGTCAGTCATAAGATAAACACCATCAAGGAATATAACATCAGGTTTAACCTTGTCGATCTTAGCAGCCAGTGCTGACACAGTCATAGCTGTCACTGAATCTGTTAGATAGAACTTGTGCATTTCTTGTAATCGCTCAAGTGAATCTCGGTATTTAATTTCTTCAGCTGTCTTAAGCTTTCCACGGATCAAACGGTTATGTGAGATGTGTGCACGCATAGCGTCGTGCCTAGTCTGTTGTTCTCTGTTAGTCATCTCAAAAGATTGAAACATTGGAACTGATCCGTCTTCGTGAATGTTAACCGCAACTTGCATGGCCAACACTGACTTACCAGTTTTAGGAGGAGCAATGATTGTAATCAACTGGCCGTTTTGTAATCCAGCTGTTGCAACATCCATAACTTTAAAGCCTGTGGGTAAACCAAGTAACCCATCAGGTCGGGTCTTAACTTCTAAGTATTCATCGTAACGAGATAGTGCAGTCGATGATAGATCGTACTCACTAGACTTGCGAAGATCGCTGTCGTAGATGTGTGCTAAACCTTTAGCCATCACATCAACTGCAATGTTGTGATCTCCGTTTGCTAAAACATTTGCAGCGTCTTGTACAACCTCGATAGTCTTTTGTCGTTTACGGTATTCAATAAGTTGATCAGTTAAATACTCTATAGAATCTTCAACTGCTAATAATCTATAGTTAGGGAAGTTGTCTTTAACTGTGGTTGCAGTTGGAACCTCGCCGTACTTATCCCAATGAGAAACTATAAATTTCCATATAGTCTTGTTATCATCTACATAAAACCAATCAGCTTGAAGTCCAACTTCAAGCATGTAAGAAATATCTCGTGTACGTATAGCACGAGACAGTAATCTCAGTTCATTATCTGCAGCCATTAGATCACCCTCCAAATGTCTATGTACCAACTACCGTATCGTAAAGCATTCTGTGGCAAGTCCACAACTCCAACCAATTCAGGTCTATAAGGCAGCTCATTTACCAGATCGGAAATACGTTCATAAGCCTTAGCGTAGGTAAATGGATTAGTGCCTAAATTATTTAAATCCTCTAGGACTTCGTCCATATCTTTTTGGCTGTAACCAAAGCCTACTAATTCCATAATCACTCCTCTGTCTGAAGAGAAGTGCCAAATCTTAGAAAGGTTTGCCCTGTTATAAGTATATTCAATATGAGATGTGGGAATAATACCCAACACTTTTTCAACTACCGGAGTAGCATCCACAACACATTCCATAGCCACAGCAATTCTTTTAGGTGATTCATTTGATATATCCCCTCCCTTCATACTCTATATGACCTCTACCTTCCCATGTTTAACAATAAAGTTTCTAAAAGCTTCTGACGATTCCTCAGCATCTATTATTTCTTCTTCGGTTGCCTTTGGAGAAATTTTAACTGGGTAAATGCCATCATTCTTTTTGGCACTGTCATCAACAAATTTTTCATGAGCACAAGTTCTACGTTTTTCAAAGTTAGGACAGTTACATCTTATGCTTCTAGTATCGGTGTCAACCTCTACCTCAAACACACCACTAGAAGAAAGGAATAATTGAACTGTACGCCAATTTTCTGTCTTCATGTTCCTCATTTCCTTCGATCTCCTCCGGTTGTTACCGTTATAGGTATGAAAGCTTGATGAGCAAAGCTTTCCATAGGTTCGCCGTATACGCTACCCCAGTTCTTTAACGGAACATTGGTAGTAACTATTGTAGGCAATCCGGCATTGTAGCGTGCCCTTAGCACAGCATCAAATGTGTTTTCTGCCCAGCCTGATGCGGTTCTATATTCCTTGCCAACGTCATCAAGAATAAAAAGATCTAACGGATTGTCGTTCTCTCCATACACTGAGTCGATCAAGTCTTGTTCTTCTCCGTTTGGATTATTCCAAGCACGTTGTTGAGTCCGAAGAAGTTTAGGATAGTCCATGAACTTAACGCTGAACTTGCTTGCCATAAGAAGTTCTTGAACAACCACTGCTGCTAATGTAGTTTTACCTACGCCTGGTGGACCAATGAGAAGAAGTCCTAATCCACAAGTGGGTTCCCCAATGGCTCTAATGATTTTGTTTTCAGCAAACTTCTTAGACCATGCCCTAATCTTTTCCAACTCAGGTGTTTGATCTAAGTCATCCAAGCGGTACCCAATTGTGTACAGCGGTAATCCTGACTGACGGATCACCACTCTCTCGCTGGGACTCAAATCTTCAAGCTTGTACATTAGCCCTCCAAAAGCCTAAGCATTTTCTCTTCATGGGACGAAGTATCGTCATCTTGATAATCATTGTCAACTCGGGTCACAATACCGTGGACAGTGGGGTAGAAGGCTATAAATCGACGCCAGAGCGGTTGACCTACTCCTGGGTCTCTTA